TTGTGTATTTACCACATCTTTGTAGTATGCGGAAGTTCCATCAGATCTCTTAGCGTCAGAGGCTTTAGATGCAAAAGCAAACTTTTCAACCACAGTACCTGCTGTACCTGAGAACAATCCGTCTTCATCGATAACAGCAACGTGCAGTTCATCATGTGAACCACCTAATGCGCTTACGTAACCTGATGTACCAGGGGCAGCATCGAAGTTAGCAGCATAAGACCAAGTAGACCAAGCATTAGCATCAGCCATTGAGACTTTTAATGAATGACCCAGTGCTCCTGGATACTTTGCAGCCCATTCACCCACAGTACCTTCACCAGCGGAATAGGATGCTGTGTAGTGTTCTTCGTTTCTAATAATAACTGCAGTAGCTGCAGTGTTCGATCTTGCGTTTCTAGCGGTTGCTTGATCTACAACGCGAATCACTTGTAGGTTATTACCATAAGACAAGAAATTAGCAGCGGTAAAGAACGATTGGAATGTTGAGCTGTTAGGCTTTCCAAAAGTATTTACAAGTGCGTTTTCTGAATCTATCGTGGTAACAACACCAACTGGACCCCATGCAAATGCGCCAGCAAAGCCGCCGGCTGTTGTAGCAACGGCAGGTACGACCGAGGTAAGGTCCTGCTCTGTTACCAGAACGCCTGGTGATAGCTGAAATGCCATATTTTTCTCCTTATAATGTTATTCTGTCATAACAAATTTTTTATACCAGTATATTTATAAATTTCGAAATTTGACTATTACCAGTTACGTTCTTTTATAAAATCCGAGTAGTCCTTTTGATATTTATCACTTAGCCAAATATCACCATCTATAACTTCGACCTCAGGTTCCATTGACTGTCCATTATCAATATAACCAAATGGAGTTAATTCATCTTCTATATTCTTCATCTGCGAACTATAGAGTGCTTGTCTATTGTTTGCATTCATTAAATCTTTAAACATAGGGTCATTAGTAGCCCATGCAAAAAGAACTAACGTCATTGTTAAGTCATCGTTATAACCTTCATCTGCCTGGAATACACCATTGTGTTCAATAAATGTAGAAAATTCCGATATAATATCTCTATCAAAAACAAGTAGTTTATTTTCTTCTACCAAAGATTTTAAAGTTGCACACCCTATGCGCTTAACTTGTTTTGTTGTTCTTACACCTAGTATAGAACTTCTTCCAGAACTAGATAGAACTTGACCGTATCTGGCATCGGACCCGACCCAGATCATATTCTCATACTCAAGATCATTATGTATAATATCGGCCACTTGTTGACCAATATCATTAATCTCAACCAATACGTATGCAGTATTATAATCCTTAGATACCTTATGAATTACCGTAGGGTATAAGAGAGGACTAATCTTATTGTTTCTATATTTAGCTACAATTTTATAGGGGTATTCTGTAGTATCGATTACAGTAAAGGCAGAATAATCCCCACCAATACCCCTCGATGTATCGACAGTGGTAAAATATATATGACCAGGAACAGGATACTCTAAAATATCTAACCCATCTTTCTCATGCATGAAAGGAATTGGAGACAACCTGGCAATAGTATCAGGGGCAATTAATGTATTAGATGAACCAAGGAATGCACACAAAACTTCTTGGTTAAATTTAAGATCACCTAAGATTGATTTCTGTTCAGCAGCCCACTTCTCATCTCTACCTGGTATCTTCCAATAAGGTATCTGTAATGCAACAAAGCCGTTACGGCCTTCTGTGGCATCATTCCAATACTTCCAAAAATGATTATAACCTAGAGGGGTAGATGTTAGCAGCACCTTTGTGGTCTCTCCAGCCATAATGGTTGGATATGTAGAGGTGAAGAACTCTTCAGCTACGTTATTAGGAATAATTGCCGCCTCATCAATATACAACCAGTTAACCGACTTACCTCGAATACCAGATGTTGAGGTTGCAGAGGTAAAGATCTTGGATCCGTTTTCTAATTCCACATCACCCTTGTTCCAAGTTTTTACACCTTGCTGCATCCACAAGGGTAAATTTTCGTACATAATTTGGTACCGAGATAGCACCTCTCTTGAAGCAGCCGATTTATTAGCAAGAATAGCTACCGTCTTATTGGAATTAAAAATAGTGTAGTGAAGTATACAGGCAGCCGATGTAATGGTTTTACCCTGTTGACGTCCTTCCATCAGAATAACTTTCCTGTTATTCATAATGACATCTACTTTTTCTTTCTGACAATCGTATAGTTTAAAAAGTATTAAACCTCTATCTAAAGAGACGATATAGCAATAGTTCTCAATAAAGTATATCGGGTCTTCTTTACACTTCATTAACTCCCTTACCTGCTCGGAGGTAAACTGCATCTCAAAGCCAGCAGGCTTGAGTAAGTCATTACCATTATAACTATTATTTTCCATTAATCATCTTCATAAGCTCAGATGTAGAGCCAGCAAATACGATATTATTTTGTTGTTTAATATTTTCGTTTTTACCGCTTGCTTTATCAATATCTTTTTTAGTTTTATGCAAACCAATTAACTCTTTTGTAATAGCTGTTTGGGTAGATATTAACTGCCCGGCTACTTCAAAAGCTCTAGGGTTCTCAGAGTTCTTAGCTATATTAACTAGCTCCGACATTACATCTTCGTTTTTATTAATTAACCCGCGAAGCGTATTACGAGCTAATTGAAAATCCTCTTCTTGATCAAGCTCAGAAGGATTGTATGCAACTGGCATACTGGATGGAATAGTTAAATTAACAGCTGTATCTATATTAAATACATCATTAATTTTGTTAAGTGATTTCATTAAAAGTCCTCAAACGTATCTATGATACCAATTGTATCACCAGGAACAGCGGTACCAGGGTCAATTGTTGCGGAGTATGAGGATTGTTTATTAGTTAGTGCGGGGTCTGAGAATGTATTGACGTTTGTAGTTCTGATAATGCCCTGTCTGTTGATTGGGCCATAGAAGTTAAGTTTCATTGTGAAGTTAAGAGTCCAAATAATAGCTCTTCTTTGAGTGAAGTCACCTTCATACTCATCTTCATAGGTAATGTTATCTAAAATAACAGGTAAGTCATTCTTAATACCCATTGCCGGGATTGCATTAAGAGTCAGGTTATAGTCTGGATTAAAATAAGGTAAGATCTGTTCAATGATCTGTAGTCCATCATCCTGATTCTTTGTATACACATATAAAGTCATATCAATATTATAAGGTGTAGGAGCGTATTGCGCGTTTAATGTTGTGGTTGATGTACCATTAAGCGCTCTATTTTGCTGTACCAAACTAACTCTTCTGGCTGGATCATAAGTTAGACTTACCATCTCAAATCCAAGCCTTGGCAAAAACGTTTGATAACTCTGTTCAAACGATTGAGGTTGAGCAGCAATTCTAGCTAAAAACTTTGCCTTAGGTGAATACGATAAAGGAACGCGAAGGGTCTGGGTAATATTACCACTAGAATCTAATCTATCTATATGGATGTTATTAAACATATTACCAAAAGCCACAATTGACTTTCGTACTGTACCGTGATAGAATTTATTATTAAACACTTATTTCTCCGAATGGGTTTCTTTCGGAGAAGTCTAATACAGAAATCTCACCTTTAAAGTCTTCATTATCTACGTTAGGGAATATAGTACCTAAGTTATAAGATTGAAGGATAATTCCGGCTGGAGTATATTCTTCGAGTAACGCTCGATCCCCACTCTCAAGCATTAAGTTAAATTCATTAATGTCAGCAGATTTACCATCGGCAATACTGTCGATTTCAGATATACCGGTATCAAATCTCTCTGAAGAGTACTGCATCAACTCACATTGAAGTTTATAAACGTATAATTTACCAACTTGGAAGAAAGGATCTGTTGACTCAACAAACTTAATTTCGAAGAAAGCTTTTGTCAATGGAAAGTAAATTATATCACCTTCAGCAGGTCTGGTAGTTAGTACAGCATCTCCAGATCTTGCAATCACCTCATCCCATCTTCTCCTAGATACAATGAAGGTAGCAGTATCTCTAATCTCTACACCAAACTTAGACATAAGGTCTCCGTCACCTTCAAAACCGGTAACGTTTTGCATATACATTTCTAGAGGATAAGCCGATGAGTACCTATTTAGTACATCTTCATTAACCGATGCTCTAGGAATATAATAGGTATCCAAGCCGTATATCTTCAGGCACTCAATTATTATGTCTTCCATGAGCAATTGCTCTGAAGATCTACCTCCAGGTATACCAGATTGGAAATAAAAGTTGGTTGCCATTATTCGGTATATCCACGTGGATTAGTTATTGCCTTGATGGTATAATCCATATGTGGGCTGATGAGATAAGCTATAAACATTATCAACCTGTAAAGAAGTCCACAGGGAGTTCATAAGTAGATTTAACTTCTGCTCTTAACTCTGTAATCTCTTCCATTGCTTCATCAAAGATCTTTTGACCGTTCATCGTTACCCCACCTGGTAATTGAACGCCTTCGAACTTCTTAAGATTAACACCCCATTGACGCTTAATTAAAGCAGTGGTATATCTCTTTAAGAACCCGTCATTGTATACATCGGTATAGGTATCTGGATCAAGAGAACGATAGGCCTCGATGATAATGTAATCGCCGATAGCAAGATCACCACCATCACCCCATGTCAGATCAATATACAACCTGTTCATATGACGATTGAACCTAACAGGCTTTTGTCCTGTCATTAAGTCATTAATTAAATTAATATGCATCTTTAACATAGTAAAATACTGAATATCGGTATTTGTTAAAGACTGGATGTTGTTAAGCATTAACTGGTACTTAGCATCAAAGAAACTAATACTGTTCGATCTACTTGATAGAGGTAACGTTCTTACGACACTAAGTACAGAATCATTAAGCGTAACATACTTGTTATCAAAATTACCAAGGGTCAAAGAAGTGAGAACAGCTGAGGTACCAGAGACTGCACCGGTTAGAGTTTCACCTACTGTAAATGTATCTACAGTGTTTTTTACATATACTTTGTTTGCAGCAAAAGCGGCGTGGACAAAGGTTGTAGCACCAGAGGATGAACCTGTAATCTTCTCGCCAATAGAAAAGTTAGCAGCATTAACTCCAACAATTTGTAAGGTGGATGCAGTGATTTGTTCTTTAAGGTATACAGCCTCAACCGCATCATAATGAAAGTCTCTGTAGAACTGTATAGCTTCGTCAACACGGTCTTCTAATTGATCGTCATCAACGTTAATTTCAAGTACTGGGTGGCCTAGAGATCTGAGGCAGTAATCTATAAGGTTTTGTCTAGATGAAGGTGAAGACATTTTATCT